TCCATACCAGGTCAACACCTTCCATACCCTGAATATTAAATGCGCCTTGTTGTCTGAAACCTCTAAAACTAATTACAGAGTTTGTATTCCTGGATGTAATCTTTTGTGTTTGGATTTCAAAGTTTAATTGGTGAGTACGTACTAAATCTACAAACAGAGAATAAACAGATTCAGAAATAGAGTTTTGTGTTTCACGACCACAGACAACACGAAGGGAATATTTATCAGCTAGAAATAAAATAAGTCTTGCAATTGCGTGAGACTTACCACCACCTCTACCGCCCTCTAAAAGAAAATAACGGTAATCGTCAAGATTCGTTAGTATCGGATCTAACTTGTCCGGTATCTTCAATATCTCCGGAAGGCGCAACTGGTTGGCCAAGATTATACCTCATTTTTTTACCGTCTTTAATGATGTCGTTCATCATCACAATGTTATTTAAATTCATGCCCGTAACTTCTTGTGGTATATCTTTGGCCACTAGCGTCAAAGCAATCTTTATCTTATTAGCCTCATTAAATTTATGGAAATTATCGTCTAAATAACCCCAACACTTTTTGAGGAAGAGTTCTTTGATTGATTTTTCTTGTTTAGTCGTATTCATAATCTAATAATAGCACTTGACAATCTTTAAATCAATCATAACAAAATAGGCAACTTCCCTTTTCTGTGTTCAGCAATAAATTTAGCGGCATCTTTTTCCTGACCCTCTACAATATTTTCTTCTGCAAGGGCTAGATAATGGTCGGCTTCTTTATCGTTCTTTAAGAGTCTTAAACAGGTGGCTATGTTCATAAGAACCTTAAATTCTTTAGGGCTGATCATTTTAGCCATGACCCATAAAATAAGGGCTTCTTTGTAGCTTTGGGTTTCCCATCTTTTCATAGCTCTGCAATGCCAAGCCCACCAGGCATGAGGATCTTCAATGATAGCAAGTTCTGTGATGAAGTATTCGTCTTTGTACATAATAAGGGTGTAAAAAGTTCTTGTTGCGTAAAAGACTAAAAATGCAGTTATAACAATAGGGTTTGTGTGGATAATCTGAGCTAGAGCGTACATAAGAAACACATTAGGCAGGGCTACAAACCTTTCGGCTATCTCTTGGTTGGCTCTTACAAGATTACAAAAAGGCAATACCGTAATAGCAAAGGCGAATAAGGCCCAGGAAAGGCTATTCCAAGGCACTAGGACTGCATAAAGAGCAATACCCACTAGGGTAGCCAGGCCAATCCAGAAATATCGGCATAACGTATAACATTTGTGTTTAAGGCTTCCTGCGGCTGATTGTAAGAAGTTATGATAGAAAGTTATTCTAAAGGGCAAGATACATAGGGCCACGTAGAAACCAAAGGTCTTAATTCCTAAGATTAACTTTCTAGGATGAATCACCCTATCTTCTGTAAAGCTCTCGGTTGAGTGTTTGTTCTTAACGGCTGTTGCAAACTTCTTAGAGTGAAGAAACCATACAATTGGCATTAGGGCTAGAAGATACCAGTAAGGAGAACCTATTAGGGCAATAGGGGCTAAAAAACCCACTGTAAACCACGAACAGAAGTAAAGCAGGGGAAAGGATAGGATAGGCACACACATGGCCAGCAATAGGCTTAAAATGGGCAAAGCATAGCCTCTACCACCAGGCCAAATAGTTCCTTGATTGTTTATGGGGTTTAATGAATAAAGAAGGGCGGCAATAAAAGAGACCCATGACTGACCAAAGGCAAAGTAGATAGCGATGCAAATAGCTATGTGAATCACAAGGGCAATAAGATGTTCTAGCTCTTCTGTTTTAATAAGGGCAACGTAGTTTTTTCCTTTAGACCTTACAAAATGAAGGCTAGGACTTAGGAACTTTGCTGCACCTATGAATCTAAGCCAGGCTTTATGCCAAGCGTTCTTAATGGGTGGTGGGTTCTTCCAAACACTAAAATCATCGGAAACAAATTTAAAGCTAAGACTTTTAAAATAAAGAGCTAAATTGACTACAACTATCCAACCTATTTTTTCAAGCATAATTTCCTCATTTTCTCCTCTATGACTAACCGTCCACCCCTAAGCAAATATGTAAAATCTTCCCATTTTTTAATGTCTTTGATCTTGTGAAACCAGAACTCTGGACTTTTATAAGCGTCGTAAACCATCGGGATATACTTATGACCATGAGAATTAGGATCAGGTTTTGTTCTTGGTGGGCTGTAAACAGATGCTTGGGCTGTCTTGGCGTAGCCTTTTTTAAGAAGATGATGAACCAAGCGAACTGTATTCATAGAATCTTCGTGTGTCTCCCATTCATATCCGAACATGGATGTTATGTGTGGTTCAAGTCCAGCATCAGACATAGCTTTTATATTCTCAATTACTTTTTCTGAGTGTTGTCCTTTTTGGATTTTGTCTATTGTCTTTTGATTTGCCGATTCTACGCCCACTAAAATAAACCGAAAACCTGCCTCCTTCATTAAAGTAAAGTTCTGCTTTATAGGTTTTAAATTGCAACCCAAGACCATCTTTTTGTTCAACCCGCTTTTTATCATTTTTTGGCATAGATCCTCCAACCAGTCATTTATTGGAATAGTTCCTGCATCGTCAAACATTTCTTTAAATCCGAGACTTACACAATTCTCAATCTCAGCTATAACATGATCAGTTGTCCTAACACCCCTTTTCACACCATCAATAATCTTTTTAGAATCAACACAAAATACGCACCCTTTAGCTCCTGCCCACCAACATAGATTAGATGACATAAAGTGTGTAGCAAACTTGAATTTGTAATTTCCGTATGATTGCCAGCGTTTATTCTTAGCATCGGTGAACACTCTGTCTGGATAAGGGAGATTCTCAAATGGCACGTCTATCTTTGTATCGTCGATAATAACTTTATCGTATGTTGGCGCAGTGTAATACAATTCATTTTTATCAGGCATTGTCCATTCAACACAGTGGCCCTCATTCCTAAGATAAGTAGCGTACATCGCAAGATGCGCAGGGTAGACCCATACAGGCTTCTCAAACTGTCTTTGTTGGTTATAAGGATTTAGAGGAAATAGGTATCTCACTGCATCAGCTCCGTAACAATAGCTTTCATATCGTATTTGTAATTCCATTCTGGATAGTCTGTTTTAAATTTAGTAACGTCGGAGATATACCAGATGTGATCGCCTTTTCTTTCTTGATCCACGTATTCCCAGTCTTTAATCTTAAATAGTTTTAAGGCTTCTAGGACAGACACGTTAGAATGGCGACCACCACCCATATTATAAACTTCACCTGGTTTTGGCTTCTTTACAAAACAGTCGATAGCTCTCACTAAGTCTGAGGCGTGTATTTGGTCACGTACTTGTTTTCCTTTATAGCCAAATACTTTGTAAGGGATGCATTGTTTTTTGCATTTAGCCATGTACGATAAAAATCCATGGAGTTCTGCACCAGTGTGAGCTGAGCCTGTAATGCACCCACACCGAAAAATTCCAGTCCGAATCCCATAGTATCTCGCATATTCTTGGACATATAAATCTCCTGCTAGTTTAGAAACTCCAAAAGGTGAATGGGTTGAATTATCTATACTCATTAACTCGTCAATGCCATGCAGATTACTTTCGTACCTTGTTTCTGTTTCTGTTAATTGAAGTCTATTGGGTGTATCTCCGTAGACCTTGTTGGTAGATAGATAAATAAATACTGCTTCTGGAGTGTATTTTCTTACCATCTCTAAAAGCATCAAAGTAGAAAAAGCGTTAATACCAAAATCAAGAAGTGGGTTTGTTGCTGAATAATCATGGCTTGGTTGTGACGCACAATGTATATAAACATCAGGCTTTTCATTAGCTATGATCGCTTCAATCTTTGAAATATCTACACCATGATGATAATAATTTGGGTGATCTATTTGATTCTTAACGACGGAGGCATCTTCACCAAAGAAGTGTTTTCTCATATCATTGTCTACACCGATTACTTCATTGCCTTCGTTCAAATAGTGCTTAACTGCTTCCGAACCTACGAGGCCGAGCGATCCCGTTACTAGAACTTTCATGATGGTCTCCTTTTAAAAAATCCTTTAATGAAATTAATTCCGTATACACAAACTGTACTGACCCATGCGAACAATGCGAGGCGAATAAAATTTCCTCTGTGACAGCCATATGTTCCAACTTGTTTCCAAAGTTTTTTGAATATTGGCCTTCTGTTGTGATAGACGAGAATATCCGGATGATAGAAGATACCACGTTTGATTTTTCGGCAGAAGAGACTATCTTCACCAGTGAGATAATTTTCAAATTTAGTTGCCACCTCCTTCTTGACAATCAGGTTGAACGTTGGGTACTCAGCCACAATTCTTTGTTTCATAGGAACAACCCGATAGGCATAAGGTAACATCTGGTAAACAATGTCTGCTATTCTTTCTTCATGAGGCGCATCTGGTGGGAGGACTCCAGGGCCACAAACAGCAGGATGAATCTCAAGCCACATAAGGGCTTTGTCTAACCAGTCATCGGATGGGTAAGCGTCTGAGTCTATAAAAGCATAGATGTTTCCTTTTGCTTTCTGCATAGCCCAGTTACGTTTTAAGGCTGGATAACCAGGAACAATCGAATCAGGAACAACAATTATTTCGGCACCAGGAAATTTGAGGCTACAATGAAACACACAGCGTTCAGTGTAAGCGTCTATTACTTTGGTTGGAATAATAATTGAAATCTTAGAATAAGACTTTCTACTAGCGTTTTCCAAACGGCTCCTCTCGATAGTTTTTGTGTTATTTCTGCCTCTATTGGTACTTCTATTATTCTTCCCCCATTTTTCTTTATGTTGTAAAGAATTTCTACGTCGAATAGCCACCCGTCAGTTTTCCAGGTTGTCAGCATTTCTCTTCTAAATAATTTGATTCCTGTTTGAGTGTCTACTTCAAGGCCAAAGAATAGACGTATATAAATACGAGACAAGTGGCTTATGACACGCCGCATGAAATGTTTATGTTTTATTCTTTTAGTTCCCACCACCGCATCAAAATCATCTAAAAAGGGTAAGAGACGAAGAAGCATTCTAGGTTCGATATCGCCGTCTCCGTCCAAGAAAACGATCTCTGACCCATTGGCGTGATTGAGTGCCTCTCTAATTGCCCATCCCTTACCCTTACCTTCTCTGTCACAAGATACAATGATCTCATGAGCAGATAACTTTTGCTCAACACTTGCTACAAACTCTTCTATCTCTGGTTCTCTATGATTGGGTAATATTATAGTCAGCATCTTTTAATAGTCCGAAGTGTTTAATTTCACCTTTACGTTCTGGTAAATATATTCTTGGCTTACTAAATTCATCCGCTACTTCATTTACTGTCTTTACTACTCCTGATCCTACGTTAAAAATTCCTTTTGGTTTCATGTCGATTGCTATTCTTATGCAGTTTCTCACAAAGTCTACATCCACAAAATCCCTTGTTTGTGTTCCATCACCATAGATCTCAAGAACTTTTGCTTTCTTAAACACCTGATAAACATTGGGTTCTCCGCGCTCACCCTCACCAATAACATTTGTTAATCTTAGAATCGTGCAAGATTTAGCAAACGTCTTTAGTAAATGTTCACCCATCAGCTTGGTTTTTGCATACATGGATTCAGGCTTAAGTCTAGAGGCTACTGTGTGTCCAAGACCCTCACCATAAACAGCGCAGGTTGAAAGATAAATAAAATGCGCATCTGGGTGTTCTTTGATCATGTTATAAGTACCGTTTACGTTCACATCGTAATACAGATCAGGATTTTTCTCTGATTCATAGACACTGATCTTTGCAGCTGTGTGAACGACAGTTTCATATTCTCTGAACTTCTTGTAGGTTCTAATATCAACACCGTCTTTAATGTCGATACCATCTCCTTGTAAGCCTGAGGCTATGAATCCCTTACACCCTGTGATGAGCCAGTTTTTCATTTTTCTTTTCTTTTTTATCTGGTGGATAGACTGATTCAACAAAGTCTTTAATGAGTTTTCTTTGTTTATCTTGAATGGCTAGTAAGTCAAGTCCTGATGCAATAGCGTAGGCCTGTAAGAACTCACTTGACATGAAAGGAAATTCATTCTCACAAAGAATTGCAAAGTCTTTCCAGTTTTTGACTTCATTTCCGGTTGATCCGTAGACAATCTTTTTAATGTGACCGAATTTTCCGCTTACAGGTATTTCTTTCCATATCACAGCTTCAAACATAAACGGCATAAAAGTAGCTCTAAGAGTTGTAAAGAATAACCAGATTTTTTCTTTGAGTGTGGTTTCTATTTTACAATCTTTAAGAGTTCTTGCAGAAAAACAAGTTCTCATTATTTTCTTGTAAGGTACTGCTTGATAGCCATTAAAAGTTTCTGCTTTTTCAATGAGCGTGTATTCTTCCGATATAAGTGTGCCACCTTCTGAAACACTCTTATATGTTTGGTACGTTTTTCCGGCATTTGGGAATCCTACGATTAAGGTTTCATCTACACAAGATGCGTGCATTAAAATCTTGTCAGTTAGAGCTAGTTTTAAAAGGTCTACCATACGAAGAAGGATATCGTGATTGACCCAACCCTTCAAAATAAATGGAAGTTTTAAGAAGCCAGGTGTCACCTCACATTTACTCAGTCCTTCTGTCATTCCTATCTGCACAGGAAAAGGCCAGGGGCTTTCAAGATAAAGACCATCTACTTCTTTGTCGTATAGAAATGCACCTACCTTCATACACCTGTCTTTATTGATATTTATTTTTTTTACGATTGAGTATTCCATCTAGTGATCCCCTCCAGTATTCAAGCACCATGTTGGGTTTACCTCTGTAAAGAAGGCAGACCGTATAACCGACAATAAACATTGGAAAAAATATCATGAAATAGATAAATAGTTGTATTTTATTTAAGTGCTTCTTTTGGAACAGAACTTTATTACGAGCCATGAAGTAGCAATTCATTGGCCGTCTAAAATCAGGGATATTGGAATAAGTCTGAGAATCGTGATAACAAATGGCGTAGGGATTAACTACTACTTCGTAACCCATGTTTTTTATTCTTTTACAGATGTCTGCCTCGTCCATATCAATAGGGAAATTGACTTCATCAAATCCACCTACATCTTCAAATACTTTTTTTGGAATCACGAACGCATTGGCTACCTCATCTACTGGATAGTAATCTTGTTTTCTGTTTCCAACGCCAAACCAATTATACTTCTCTATGTTTTCATTAGTGCGTTGGCCCCACATAAGTCCTGATGTGAAAAATCTGAATGACCCACCGTCCGCTATGATTCTTTTTTTATTATGATAACAAGCGGTTAATCCCATCACTCCAATAGACTTTTCCATCATAGTCTGTATCTTCCACAGAGCATCATCGGCTAGGTAATTATCATCATCAATAAATAAAAGATAATTGTGTTTAGCTTCTTTAGCTCCCTTGTTTCTCTTGGCTGCAAGAAGAAGGTTTTCATCATTAACGATTATGATCTGATGTTCTTTATCAATAGTATCGAGTAACTTTTTTAGCTTGTCCTCTCTACCCTTCATCGTTGGGATGATGATGCTGAATTTCATTATCTTCTCCTGTGATTTATAACTGCATAACCGAACATCATTAATAACCAAATAATCTTTTTATAGTGGAATTTAGAATGTCTTTTGTGGTATCTTATCCAGTTATCAATTCTGCCAAACATGTCAAATCTATCCTCGAAGTGTTGCCCTTTTTCTAGCATGTGATACAAGTAGGCTTTTGGATTGTAGATAAGTCCATATCCTAATTTAATTATTTTTTGTTCTACGTCTGTATCAAACCATTCGCACACTCCATCAAAAGACTCATCGAAACCACCTACATCTTTTATAAGCTGAGTTCTCATGGCCCAGTTGGTTCCCTCTAAGTGGTCAGCCTGCATTGTCCACCAAAGACGGTCACCACTTAAAATCTTAGGATCAAACCTTTCGATGTAGTTTGAATCGTAAGAAACAGAACCACAGTTATAAATTGCTGCCGGTGCAAATGTACGATTATCGAACATCCATCTAAGAAACCAATTTGGATTTTCTGCAATTCTTATACTGTCTCTAAAAACTCGTCTTTCTTTAGGAACAAATGTTGGGCCTGTCGTTCCTGCAATGTATGGGTTTTTAAAAGGAGCAATAAGTTCTTGAAGCCACGTTGGGGGGATCTCTACATCATCATCAATACGCACGAATATCTCACCCTTAGCCTTAGAAAGGGCATTATTCATGGCTTTAACGATGCCTTTATCAGACGCAATGATTACCTCAAAGTTATGGTAGGTCTGCTTTTTTAAACACTCCAGAACCTTCTTTGGTTCTTCCATCGTTAATATGACTATGCTAACAAAATGTTCCAAATCTGCTCCGCTATTAATCGTGCATCGTGATTTTCTAATATCATCTTCCTTAGCTTTGTTCCTTCTTCGGGTTTATTCAAAAGAATCTTTATTTTTCTTGCTAGATCTTGCGCGGATGTGAACTGCCACTGGTAGTCACCAAATACTAACCTTTTAGTGACAAGGCAGGGTTTACCCATGATCCCGTACTGTAAGAAAGGAGATGTGACTACAAAATCATTTCCCCTGTTATTGCTTCTTAGGGCCACACCAATTCCACAACGTGCTATTAAATTATGAACGTCTTTAAAAGGTATCCATCCGTAGAAAGTAACATTGCCTGGTGCTATTGATTTAAGTCTCTTGTAATCAGGGCCGTAACCGACAATTAAAAAGTCTACCTCTGGTAATAATTCTGCTGCATGTAATAATACATCTACGTTCTTGTTTCGACTAAGCACCCCATGAAACATTACAGTTTGTGTATGATGCACGTTATCCATCGGAAAATCTTTTGGATCTACAGGATCAAGGACTGTATACGAGCCGCCATTTATTTTATAATTCACATAGGCAGACATTGCTTTTGAAATACAGATTATTTCATCTGCTAATTTCCAAGTTAGCACTTCAAAATAATGCAAAATATTAAATAGTATTCCATCGGTATAATACATAAGATGAAAGTCACCCAATCTGATAACTACTCTTGATTTAGGAGATACCATCTTTACAAGTGCTGGATAAAACGGGAAGGAATCATCACAATAAATAATGTCGTACCCTTTTCCCATCACAAGAGCAGGTGCATAGAATATCCAGGCAATACTTTTAAGAAGTGGTTTCCACCATCCGGATCTGTCGAAAGATTTAAAAGTTAGTACATCCATCCCTTTGGCGTTTAAGTATGGGAAGGCTGCGTTTGTTTCTTTAATCCTGTTTTCAGGATGCCTATGAAGTAGGGCTATTTTTTTACTAGCTTGTACCAAGTTTGCCATTTTTCCGTTGGTTTAATGTCTACGATTTCAAAGTCTTTCCCGCAAAACTTCTTGATGTCATCAATGCTGTACATATAAAGCGTATGATGCTCTAAATAAATCCCATTGTTAGCGTAGAAATAAATAGCTAATTTTGCTTCTTTTCCGTCGTAACTTTCTGGGAAGATCTCACGCCCTATATCACCTAAGAATTTTTGTGTATGCGTGAAACCTTCTTTGTCAACTTTTTTCTTATCTAGGATGTCGAATATAAAGTGATCACCTTTTGCTAAAGGTAAATCTTTCCACCATTTCTGGGTTGGAATGTAATTGATCACGTCAAATAACGCAGTGGCTAAATCAAAATAAGGAGTAATCCATATGTCATGATATATTGGTACTTTGTGGTATATAATGTCATCATGAATAATATGTTTTCTATATTTTGACTTATTGATCATTTTTTTTGACTTTTCAATTCCCAATAATTGCACTTTCTTAGGGTAATATTTCCAGTAGTTTGCAGTTCCACATCCGATATCAAATATCGTTTTAGGATACTCAGCCCACTTGTAAATCATTTCTATTTCTTTTTTGTAGGGCTTGTCGTGATTGAACAAATCGTAGAACTTACTGTACTGATTATCGAACATACGAAATATCTCCGTGTGTCATTGGTAGATCATCCATATCTTTCTTCCCTGCAATTCTCCAATAGTAAAGTGCTAGACCTCTTGCGGCTTGTTCGGGAGTCATGTACATGTTGTAACCCAATAATTTTACATGGTCTTTTTCTTTTGGGATCTCGCGCCTTCCATCATTTCTCATGAGCCTAAACCATGTAGCCGCTTTCTTGTTGTCTGTCAAAATCATTCCACCCCGACCAATAGGGATGTGTTTGGCATAATGAAAAGATAGACAGTGAAAGGTATTTGGCTCGTACATATTTTTTTTGAATCTCATGGCACTGTCTATAATTGGGTAAGGGTGTAGTCTGTAAGCACCTATCCAATCTCGATTATCATATTCAACTGTTCCACCAGCATGGATAATGCTCATGGGTACACTGAAATATGTTTTCTTTGGTATCGTTACATTCGATACTTTTAGATACAGACAACTCAGAAACAGTGCGGCCGTACAACTCTCAACAGCAATTCCATATTTTGCCCCGCAATGTTTTGCTATTGTCTTTTCAAACTGTCGGATTACGTCGTTTCGTTCGTATTTTTTTACCATCCACCACCTCTGTGAGATATGTCATCGTCATTATTCGATTTTGTTGCTTTGATAACAAAATAAAATAATCCTATTACAAATAAATCAATTAGAATTACTAATATTGTTGTCATCGTAAAATTCCTTGCTTATGTCATTTGTCTTAGGCATTCTTTCCAGAGAATATTATTATAAATTCTTGCCGATTCTATCTCTGAATCAATAATACATTGTTTGTTTTCTGGAAAGAGAATAGCATCCGCAAAAAATCGACATTCTTGGGTGAAGTAAAATATTAAAACTTTTTCTTTAATTGATAAACTGCAATAATCAGAAAAATAACTAGCCAAAGAAATTTTTCTAACCTTTATTCGGCTTATAAATATTTTTGCCAGATCAACTTTTTTTTCTTCTTCAATATCAATTATTAAATCACTAAAATATATTGCGACGTGTGGGTCTAAAGCATCCATAATCAAATAAACTCCTTATCCTCAGACACTACACTAAACTGCCCGGCCTTAATTTCGTAAGCAACACAATCCGCAAGCACCTTAATTCCATGCCCACCCCTGTAAAGAAGCACAGCCTCTCCAGGTTCAGCGATCAAGAAGTCTAGAAACTTTCCAAAGGTGTCGTAAACATCAACCCTGAGCATACCCGATATAACCACGAAGGCTTCTTGAGTTCTCTTAATTGTTCTTGGGTTTAAGATATGTTGGTGAGTTCTAAATATCTTACCTTTTGGGTAGTTCATTCTTGAGGCTTGTAAGGATTCGTATTCACTTCCAAACCATTCTGTACCCTCTTGGATGTCTATAGCATCCACTAGGATTGCGTAGGTCTCTTTGTCTTTGGATATGTACTTCATTAGAATTTGATTCCCACACTTCCACCTACTTCGATAGATGAATTTTTAGGTTCGTAAAATCCGTTGTCCACTTCTGAGGATTGAATTTTCCACCCACGAATGAAGGGTGTTAAAACAACATCTACTTTCTTAAATGATTTCTTCGCATCTAGGGATACTTTAAATCCAACTCCGGATTTCTGATCGTTATTAATTAAAGGCAAACCTAGATTTAATTTATCAAGATGACTTTTCTGATTGCCTGATAGAAGAACATCAATTTCTGCTTGAACAGGGAATTTAAACTTATCAAACTTTACCCCTAGTGGGATGTAGTGATAGGTTGATTCTCTATCGTAGGCTAGCTCACCCGTAGTTGCAGAAAGACCATTTCCTTTGTCGATTAAGTATCTTTGGCCGTATCCTGTGAATACAACTAAGTTTTTAAAAGGGTATCCAATTAGACCTCTTACTTCGTAGGTTCTATCTTCGATCCCATCAATCTCGCCTGTTCCAGAATAGTCTACAAAACCGATGGCATATCTTCCGTCTAGTGCAAGATAGATTTTTTCTCTATTCTCGATCGTTCCATGAAGGCCGTAAAAGACACCATCTTCTTTGACGGTTATGGACTCTCTTCCTACTGGAATATTGTTTTCTCTGTAGCTAAAATGCGATATTTCAGGTTTGATTTCAAAGCTTGCCGCGTAACAATTGGCTGATAAAAATACCATTAGAACCAGCGTTGTGATCTTCTTCATACTTTCCTCCAGGTTGGTTTTTCTGTTTTAACGATGTAGGGATTATAAGTATTTAAATACCCTGCACATAGTT